TGAAGAAGTTCACCCCCGTGAAGAAGTTCACCCCCGTGAAGAAGTTCACCCCCGTGAAGAAGTTCACCCAGAGGGGGTGCAGATGTTCGCCCCGGGGGGGTGCACTTCTGCACCCCTAAATAAACAATTAAATGAACAAGTAAAAGATCAGTCTTCTTTCGTGCACTTTGCGCTGTCGCGCGCGTGCACGACCGTCGACGACATCCCTGCTGATGTCTTCGGGCCTGATCCCGACATCAGCAATCCGCCTGCGGAACTTCCCCCTGTCAAGGAAAAGCCAGCAAAGGAAAAGACCGCCTCCAAGAAGGGCACCCGCTTTAACCTCGAGACCCTGCCCGAACAGTGGGCTCTAGCGGCCAAGGCCATTCGTCCCGACGTTGACCCCCGCAAGGTCTTCGAAGAATTCCGCGACTACTGGATCGCCCGTCCGGGGGCTGGTGGTTGCAAGCTCGATTGGGCGGCCACTTGGCGCAACTGGGTGCGCAAGATCTCTGACGCGGATGCCAGGCGCATGAACTCTGCTGCCCAAGCGTATGCACGCCGTGAAAGTAATCCGTGGATTCCTAAGGACCCTAAGCCCGTTGACCCCGAGCTGAAGGCCGCACGCGCTATCTTCGGAGGGCTTATCTGATGCTTTACTCGGCCAGCACTGTGCCCGCACGCCCCGTCGACTACACCACCGTCAGCTTTCGTTTCGGAAAAGCCGTCGAGCACCTGCACGAGATGCGCTTCCCCGTTGCGGGAAACACGCTCACCGTGATCGTCGAAGACACCGACTCGATCCAGGGCGTCGATCTTTCTTACTGCCGCTCCCGGATCGTCTGGCTGGATATCCCCGCCGACAAGCAGCGCCGCGGCGTCGCGCTCTGGTACGAGCTTCTCAAGCCTGAGCACCTTCCGCAAAAGATGTACACGGACTCTTCCAAGGGCCTTTTTATGTACGACCCGATAACCAAGAAAGGACAACACTTCCATGAATGACCCTATCGTCGAGCAGATCGGCGGGCCCACGTCCCCGCGCGAAATCTACGAGCAGGCGTATCGCAGTCTCGACCCTTTTTACCATCTGCGAAAGCCCAAGTCCTTCGAAGACGCCTTCATGTGCATCGTCGAGGGCCGACGAGACGGCACGCCCTGCCCGATGCTTCCTAAACTCGGCCTTCGCCCGGGCGAGGTCACCATCTGGGGCGGCATTAACGGCCACGGCAAGAGCGCCTTCACGGGCCAGATTGCTCTCATGCTCGCCGAGCAGGGTGAACGCCCCTGCGTCGTCAGCCTCGAGATGGCGCCCGAGCGCACGCTCTATCGCATGTGCTCACAGTGGCTCGGGCACGAACCCAAAACCGAGCAGGATGGCGCGCGCTTTCTTAACCACGTCCAAGAGCGCATGCTCTTTTTCGATTACGTCGGCCAGATCGAGCTGGAGGTCCTCTTTGGCGCAATCACTATCGCCGCACGGCAGCGCCAGTGCTCGCACGTCTTTATCGACAATCTCATGTGCTGTGTCCCCGGAGAGGACACCTACAACTTGCAAAAGGATTTTGTCGGCCAGCTGTGCGCGCTCGCCAAACAGCTTCACGTACACATTCACCTGATCCACCACGTACGAAAGGGAAAGGACGAGTTCGAAGAAATTGGCAAGTTCTCTTTCCGCGGCACAAGCGCCATCGTCGATCAGGTCGATAACTGCGTCACCATCCAGCGAAACAAGCTCAAAGAGAAAAAGCGCGAAGAGGGGCAGCTTTCACCAATCGAGGACCACGAAGAAGCCGACGTCATCCTCGCCGTGTGCAAGCAGCGCAACGGCCGCTGGGAGGGACGGCGCTGGCTCTGGTTCGAGCCTGAGTCCGGTGCTTACTGCATCGACGGCGACAGAAAGACGCCCTGGGAGGTGAAGGCATGAAAGCCCCGCTTTTTGTTGAGGTTTATGGCTGTACCGACGAGCTCAAGAAAACGCTGGACCTGTGCAAGCGTTTCGTCGCGGGTTGGGACAAAGCCAGGGCAGGCGGCTATGGCCTTCTTTTCTTCGGAAACCCCGGCACGGGCAAGAGTCATCTGGCGGTTTCGATCCTCAAGGAGCTTATCCCCCAGGGCGTCACGGGCCTCTACACGCGCGTGTCGGACTTAATCGGCTACATCCGCGCGCAGTGGCGCCCGGACTCCGAGACGTCTTCCTATGCCGCCGTTCGCCGGTACGTCGACCTTGACCTTCTCGTGCTCGACGAGCTTGGCGTCCAGTCCGGCACCGCCAACGAGCAGACGCTGCTCTTCGAAGTGATTGACGCTCGGCTGTCAGAGAACCGCCCGACCATCTTCCTGTCGAATCTGAAGCCGAAGCAGCTTGCGCCTGTGATCGGTGAGCGCCTCGTCGACCGCATAAAGGGCAAGTGCGTTCCGCAACAGTTCTCCGGAGAGAGCCGGCGCAAGCCGCTCTCGGCGGACGTTTTCGGGGTGGCGGTATGAGCCAGATCCTCCACGACTCCGACTGCGCCGTGCACAACGAGCCTGCTTATCCGGCAGGCCCGTGTGATTGTGGAGCACAGGCTAAAGCTCAGCGTAGATATCTGAGATTCCTTTATCTCCGGGCTTGTAGCCGACTGGCGCGGTTTCGAAACGAATCCCGGTATCGACTAGCGCTTGCATGTCTGAGACACGGTAAAGCGTCCAAAACGGAACGCGTCGTCCTGACTGGCTACCGCCTTCTGTTTGGTAGCCGCGAAGCACGAGGTTTTTTGCGCTACTTAGGCCGAATGCGGCAGGTACAACAGTACGGCTGTAGCCGTGATAGGTGAATCGAACGATGTGTCTCTCTTGAATGGCGCGACACAAAACATCTCTAACCATAGAAATAAATCCTCCGTGGGGTGGTTGATGAGCGTTCTGGCGAGAACACTTCAATCATCTCACGGGGGACCAAGAGAGGAAATATGGTTTTCAAAGTGGATTTGTCCAGTGACGAAATCGTCACGCTTCTCGCGGTCCTGGAGTCCTCGGGTCACACGGCCCTGGCCGTCAAGGTGCGCGACCAGATCCAGACGCAACGGGAGGAGGCCGGCGATGACGCAGAAGAGTGATCAGCGCGAGAGGGACGCGTACCGAACGGGCCGGCACGCGGGCCTGGAGGATGCATGCCCGAGCCAGTTCGCGCCGTCAATGGGCGGGCGCTCAAGCCCTTTGTGGCAGTCCTTCATGCTCGGCTACCTCGAGGGCCGCAAGGAGCGCTTACGCAATCTTGAAGCTCAGCGCAAGGGAGGCGGGCATGTTCGCTGAAGGCTTGGCCGCACAGAAAAAACTCATGGCGCGTGGCCGCTTGAAGGCCGGCACCATGAACCGCACCGAGAAGGCCTACAGCGTTTGGCTTGAAGGCGAAAAGCACGCGGGGCGCATTCAGGCCTGGTGGTTCGAAAGCCTCAAGGTGAGAATCGCCCAGGACGCGTGCTGGTACACGCCCGACTTCATGGTGCTGATGTCCGACGGCACGCTCGAGTTGCATGAGGTAAAGGGCAGCCCCGCGATCTTTGCCGATGACGCAAAGGTCAAGGTCAAGGCGTGCGCGACGCAGTATCCCTTCCCTGTGAAGGTCGTTTATCCGAAAACCAAGAAATCAGGAGGAGGCTGGGATGTCCAGGCCTACTAAGAACCAGGGAGAAAAGGATGTCTTCGAACGCAAGGAGTTCGTTTCGAGCTTTCTACCACCAATGGCAACAGCTCTCCTTGTTCGAGCAGCTCGAGCGGCCGCCGAGCTCCCGGAGGACAGCGTCGAGCGAAAGAAGCTCATCGAGGACGCCATTGCGAAGACCCGAGAAATGTGCCCGAATCACTTCAGGCGCGGGGACTCGAATTGTGGCTATTAGCGACAGAGGCGTGCGCATCGGCGAGGATTCGATCTTCGCGCGCTGGACCGACCACGAGGTCGACCAGGTCCTGGCCCTGCGCGAAGAGGGCTGCGCGATACGAGAAATCGCGCGGATTATGGACATGCCGAAGTCCACGGTGTGGGCCATGTGCGCGGGGATCATCCGCGGCAAATTGCCAGCACGATATAAGAGGGTGAAGCGATGACTGACAGCAAGAAAAAGCCCGCCCGCCCGGGCTCTGAAAACTTGGTGACGATGCGGGAGCGAAGCAAGGAAGAAGCAAGGGCCTTGGGCAAGAAAGGCGGCATCGCCTCGGGCAAGACTCGCCGTGAGCGCAAGACCTTCAGGGAGCTCTTTAACGTGGCCCTTGCGGCCCGCAATGAGCAGCTTGGCTGCACCAACGCCGAGGCCATCGTGGCCGCCATGATCGGCACGGCTCTGGACGGGGACACCAAGGCTTTCTCGGCCATTCGCGACACCATCGGCGAGAAGCCCGTCGAGATGGTCACCAAAGCGCTGTCGGGCGATGTCACCTTCAAGTGGGGGGAGAAGAAAGACGAATGACAGAGATCGTAATCCCGTACCAGCCTAGATTTCCGCAGGACGAAATCCACCGCCAGCTCGAGTCGCACCGCTTTGCCGTGCTGGTGGCGCATCGACGCATGGGCAAAACGGTTCTGGCGGTCAACCACCTCATCAAGCGCGCCATCGTCGACGGCAAGGAGCGCGGCTTTTACGCCTACCTTGCGCCATTTCGCATTCAGGCCAAGGCCATCGCCTGGGCGTACCTCAAGCACTACACGGCCCCTATCCCAGGGCTCAAGGTCAACGAGGGCGAACTCAGTATCGTTCTGCCCAACGGTGTGACCATCCGCATCTTCGGCGCCGACAACCCCGACGCGCTGCGCGGCCTGTACTTCGACGGCGTCGTGCTCGATGAGGTGGCTCAGATGAAGCCCGAAGTTTGGGGCGAGATTCTCCGCCCGGCTCTTGCAGACCGTGGGGGCTGGGCCGTCTTTATCGGCACACCCAAGGGCGTCAACCTCTTCTCCCAGACGTACGACAAAGCGCTCGAGCTCATGGGAAAAGGTGATCCCGAGTGGGTGTCCATGCTCTACAGCGTCGAGCAGACGCACGTGATACCCGACAAGGAGCTTGAGGCCCTGCGGCAGGAAATGAGCGAGAACGAGTTCAGGCAGGAATTTCTGTGCGACTTCAACGCCGCGGCGAACAACGCACTCATCAGCATCGACGACGTGCGCGCTGCAGCCGGTCGACACTACGAAGAAAAGGACTACGCCTTCGCGCCGCGCATCATGGGTGTGGACGTGGCTCGCTTTGGCGACGACGCAAGCGTCATCTTTAAGCGCCAGGGCCTTGCGGCCTTTGAGCCTATCGTCATCCGCAAGTTCGACACGCAGGCCGTGGCCGACCGCGTGGCAATCGAGATGGTGGCTTTCAAGCCTGACGCTGTTTTCATCGACGCGGGTGCCGGTGCCGGTGTCATCGACCGCCTTCACCATCTCGGGATGGACGTTACTGAGGTGCCCTTCGGCGGCCAGGCCGTGGACCCTCAGCATCACAACCGCCGGATGGAGATGTGGTGGGGTGTCCGCGAGTGGCTCCGATCAGGAGGCGCGATTCCTTCGAGCGTGCAGTTGCAGGCAGACCTTTGCGCGCCAACGTATGGCTACACCCCCGCAGGCAAGAAGATTCTCGAGCCAAAGGAAAAGATCAAAGAGCGCATCGGACGCTCACCTGACCTTGCCGACGCTCTTTGCCTGACCTTCGCCGCCCCCGTGCGCCCCGCCATCGATCGCAACTTCGAGCGCCAGATCTACGGTGATCGTCATCAGGACTGGGACGCGGACGACGAGTTTGACCGCGCTTGGCGTCGATAGTGTCCATAGACGAGACGCAAACCATGGGAGGATGCGCTCATGAAATTTGAAGTCATTTCGCCATTGGAAGCGACGCGCTCCTGTCGTGAGCTCATCGAAGAGAACTTTGCGGAGTCGGGCATGCGCGGCACCAAGCTCAAGCTGCAGGAAGAGTTCTATCGGTCCCTCGCGGGCACGGCGTCTTTCTGCATTGTGGCCAAGGTAGGTGCCGAGCCCGTGGGACTTGTGTGCGTTCTCATCCTGCGGCACATGCACACGGACGAGTGGATCGCCACGAACGACACGCTTTTCGTGTCCAAGCCTTGGCGTCCGACGGGCGTCGGCGGCCGACTCTTCATCCGGGCCGAGCGCCTGGCCTACGAGCGGGGCGCAACCACTTTCCAATGGCAGACGGATGAGGATTCACCGCTTGATGCCGCCTTGGCGCGGCGTGAGCATTTCGAAAAACAGGTAACCTACTTTAGGAAATTGCGTCATGGGTAGCAGCGTTTTTGGAGCCATCACGGGCGGCCTTCTTGGCACGGTCGAAAGTCTTTTGGGCATGAAGGAGTCTCGGGATCAGAAGGAGCTCGCGGAAAAGCAGCTCGAGCTTCAGCGCCAGACGGCGCAGCAGGAAGAGCAGACCCGCAATAAAGCGAACCAGCGCCAGCCCGACCTCGATTCGCTGTTGCAGTCCAACACGTCCAGTGGCATGGGGAGCACGTCCCTGACGGGCACCGCGGGCGCGCCTATTGACCCGACAAAGCTGGGCAAGGGCAATAGTCTTCTGGGCGGAGGCCTGTAACCATGCCCGTGACGGATCCCAAAAGCGTACGCCAGCGCTTCCAGGAGCTCAAGGACCAGCGGAGCCAATGGGAGCCGTTATGGCAAGACATCCGCGATTACGTTGTGCCCGATCTCGGAGTCTTCCCCGGCGAAGAGCAGACCGAAGGCGGCAAGCGCTACGCGCGGCTCTATGACGCCGAGGCAACGTGCTGCGCCGATATTCTGGCAGCGGGGTTGCTCAGCGGCGTCTCCTCGCCCTCTCGCCCGTGGCTCAAGCTCACGACGATGGACCCCGACCTCGACAAAGTGCCGGGCGTCAAGGAGTACCTCGCGGAGCTCGAGCACCGAATGCTTCTGCGCTTTGCCAAGGCCGAAGCGTACAACGCGCTCCATCAGTCCTACGTTGAGCTTGCCGCTTTCGGGCAGGCCTGCACCATTATCAAGCCGCACCCGAGCCGCTTGCTTGCCTTGCAGAACCTTACCATCGGCGAGTACTGGCTCAGTGCCGACCCGTACGGTACAGTCGACACGATGTACCGCAGGTTTCGCATGACCGCCAAGCAGATGGTACAGCAGTGGGGTCTGGACGAGGTTTCTTCCCAGGTAAAGTCCGCCTACAAGGCCGACCCGTTCAAGCGCTTTGATATCGTCCACGCCATTGAGCCGCGATGGGACCGCGACGAGGCCAAGCGCGACAAGCTCAACAAACCATTCAAGTCGATCTACTTCGAAGAGGGACAGGACGATTCGCTCCTCTCTGAGTCTGGCTTTGATACCTTCCCCGTCATGTGCCCGCGGTGGATGACGTGCGGTCCTTCGGTGTACGGCCGCGGCCCCGGCGCTCGGGCCCTGTCGGCGAGCAAGTCTCTGCAGCGACTGCAAAGCCGCCTCGCCACGCTCGTGGATTACCAGACGAACCCGCCGCGCAGCTACCCCGCCTCATACAAGGGCACGCTCTCCGAGTTTCGGCCTGGGGGACTTATCCCCATCACGACGCAGGACCAGCCTGCGCTGCGCGTGGCCTGGGAGCCTGCGGGCGACGCCAATGCCGTGCAGGCCCTCATCATGGCCCGCAAGCAGGAGATTCAGCGTTACTTCTTTGCGAACGTTTTCCAGATGATCGCCGCCAGCGCGGGCGATCAGCGTACGGCCACGGAAGTGCAGGCTCTCGAGCAAGAAAAGGTCTTGCTCCTCGGTCCCGTGCTCGAGCGCCTGCACTCCGAGTTGCTCGATCCGCTTGTCAGCACGACCTTCAACTTGATGGTCGAAAACGACGAGCTTCCCCCGAACCCACCAGATGAGCTGCTCAATCGCAACCTCAGCGTCGAGTACATCAGCGTCTTGGCCAAGCAACAGAAGAACGCCAGCATGCAGGGCATCGTCAATGCGGTCACGCAGATCGGCGCTCTGGCGCAGATGAATCCGACGGCTCTCGACAAACTCGACACCGACGCTGTGATCGATGAGCTGGCGGATATGAACGGCGTGCCGCCCTCGCTCATTGTGGCCGGCCAAAAGCTTGCCCTGATTCGTCAGACTCGCGCCGAGCAACAGCAGGCCTTGGCTCAGCAACAGCAGTTTGCCGAGGCCGCCAAGGTGATGAAGGACGTGGGATCCGCAGCCGACTCACAAGGGCTCCAGCAGGCCTTGGCCGAGCCCGCTTACTAATGGTGTCCATACAGGGAGCAAGACATGGATCAGACTTTGCCGCAAGAAGAGGGCATTTTCGCCGAACAGGACCGCATCAAGCTCGAAGCCTTGGAGGCCAAAAAGCGCGAGGGGCTGCTCGACGCAGACCTGCGTTCTGTCCTATCCACAACCACGGGACGCAGGGCGCTCAAGTGGATCCTCGATCAAACGGGCTTGTTCGAGTCGGTGAGCTCCACAGATCCGACATCGATGGCGCTTCTTTCCGGACGCCGCGATGCGGGCCTTGCGATCGCACGCCGCCTGCAAAGCGTCGATGAATCACTCTTCTACCAAATTTTCAAGGAGTCCGATAGGTGACTGAAGAAATCGCAACCACCGAAGCGCCGGCAACTGAAGTTGTCGAAGACGGCATCGGTGTTGAAGCTCCCGCCCAAGCCCCTGCGGCTGAAGGCACCGCTCCCCAGACCGCGCCCCAGACCGAGGCTGATGAGGCCGGCATCGGGGCAGAGCCAGAACAGCAGGCCGCTCCTGCGGCGGCCGAGTACACCACGGACGGGATCGAATTGCCCGAGGGCATGGAGCTTGATACGAAGGCCGTGGGCCAGCTCGCCGATGTGTGCCGTGAGCTGAAGGTTTCGCCAGAGGCCTTCCGCACCATCACGGCCAAGATGACGCCCGTTCTCGCTGCCCGTCAGGCTGAGCAGTTGGGCGAAGTGCGCAAGGCATTCTTGGCTCAGGGTCGCGCCGACAAGGAAATGGGCGGCGTGAACTGGGCGGCAACTAAAGCCACGGCCGGCAAGGCCTTCGCCAAGTTCGTCGACCCTGAGACGCGCAGCCTCTTTGTCAAGCTTGGCCTGGATTGTCACCCGGGCGTGATCCGCGCGTTCAAGCGCATCCAGGAGTCCGTCTCCGACGACGTGGTCGTGCGCGGCGAGACGGCGGCACAGCGCGACGTGCTCAAGAACTTCTACGACCATTCGGACATGAACTAATTATTAACCCTAACCAGCAAGGTGAAAAATGGCTGTTCTCACTTCCACGAAGTACGCGACGCTTGCTGATTTGGCCTCTCGCCTTGACGGCGAGGGTCGAATCGCTCCGATCGCTGAAATCCTCAACCAGCAGTTGCCCATTCTGAATGACTTGGGCTTTGTTGAATGCAACAAGACCGACGGCTACCTGCACACGATTCGCACGGGTCTGCCCACCCCGACGTGGCGCAAGCTCTACGGCGGCGTGCAGCCCTCCAAGTCCACGACCGCTCAGGTCACGGACACGTGCGGCAACCTCGAAGCCTACGCTGAAGTCGACAAGGATATTGCCGATCTGAACGGCAACACGGCCAGCTTCCGCCTCAGCGAAGACCGCCCCTTTATCGAATCCATGGGCCAGACCATGGCCGAGACGATGTTCTACGGTGACACCACCAAGAACCCCGAGCGCTTCACTGGTATCGCGGCCCGCTACAACCGCCTGCCCGGTGCGAAGGCTCCCGCCTCCTCGCGCAACGTGATCAGCTGCGGCGGCACGGGCGAGCACCTCACGAGCATCTACTTCATCAGCCACGACGTCTTCCATGGCATCTACCCGAAGGGCTCGAAGATTGGCCTGTCCAAGTCCGACAAGGGACAGGTGACGATCACCAAAGAAGACGGCTCGCGCTTTGAGGCTTACCGCACGCACTACAAGTGGCAGGCCGGCACGATCCTTGATGACTGGCGCGGTTGCGCCCGCGTGTGCAACGTGGCCCTGTCGGGCACGGCAACCACGGGCGACGCCTTGATCAAGGCCATGATCGAAGCCAAGAATAAGATCGAAGCCAAATACTTGGCCAAGCTCAAGATCTACGTCGCGCGTGACGTCAAGACCGTCCTGGAGCTCGCGGCTCTGGATAAGTCCGCTTCGTGCCTGTCGATCACGCAGGCCGCGGGTCAGTTCCAGACCAGCTTCTTCGGCATTCCCATCGAAGTGTGTGACGCGATCAGCACTTCTGAAACTCAGGTTCAGTAAGGAGGAAAACGATCATGCGCTTTGACGAAAACCTTTACATGAAGATGACCCTCACGGGCACGAGCGTGTCCTCCGATACGTTCGACCTCGGTGCCGCCGGCATTGCCGAGGGCCCGGGCGTCTTTGTCGTGACCGTCACGACGAAGGCCACGGCCGCCACGAAGGTTGAGCTGCAGGCCTGCGACGACAACGCCACGTTCGCCGCCGTGGGTGCCGCTTCCATTGCCGCCAACTCCGACGTCGGCACCCAGGCCGTCATCGATGTGCCGTCGGGCGTGGGTCGCTACCTCAAGCTTGTGGCCACGGGCACGAGCATGGGCGGGGCCCTGGAAGCGGGCTTTACGCTCGCGGCCACGTCGGCCAAGGGCATCGAAGACTATGCCGCAAACTAAGAGGGGGTGATCCTTCTATCTCGCAGGCCACGGCCTGTGTCGCGGGGGCCTGGTGCCCCCGTTTTCGTATGAGGTAAAAGATGGCTACTGTCGTCGACATTTGTAACCGCGCCTTAGTTCTACTTGGTGACCGCGGCACCGTCTCTTCCATCGACCCGCCCGAAGGCTCGGCGCAGGCCGACCATTGCGCTCGCTTCTACCCGATGGCTCTGAAGGAAGCCCTGACGGCCTTCCCGTTCTCTTTCTCCATTAAGCGATGCACCCTGCCGCGCTCTGCCACGCAAGTCGTGGGGGAGGCCGACAAGTACGCCTTTGTCCTCCCGAGCGACTGCCTGTACTTGGTGGAAGCCTACTCGCAGGACAACTGCAACCTTCCCGTCGAGTACAACATTGAGCAGATCGGCGGCGTGCGATGCGTGATCAGCAACCAGCCTTCGATGTGGGCTAAGTACGTCTCGGGCGAAGTCAACGCTTCGATCTTTACGGCCTACTTCGAGTCGGCCGTCACGCACCGTCTGGCGGCGTTTCTGGCGGGAGCCTTGATGCCCGGCTCGAGCGGCATCAGCCAGGCGCAGGATCAGCTCAAGCTCTACGAGTACGAGATCCAAAAAGCGATCGGCGCGGACGTGATCCAACAGCGCGTTCAGCACAAGCAGGTCACGATGCTGATGGGTGACTACACGGGCGATTTGACGGGAGGCGCCTATGTCTACGACTAAAGCCATCCAAGTCTCCTTTGCCGGCGGAGAGTTGTCCGAGTCCATGTACGGCCGCATGGATGACCAAAAGTACCAGACGGGCCTTGCCAAGTGCTCGAACTTTTTGGTCTTGCCGCAGGGCGTGGTCCAAAATCGGCCTGGCTTTTCCTACGTCAATGCCGCCAAGTACTCGGACAAGCCTGTGCGCTTGATCCCGTTTCGCTTCAACTCGGAGCAGACCTGTGTGATTGAGCTCGGCGACAAGTACGCCCGCTTTCACACAATGGGCGCGACGCTCTTAGCAGAGGGCGGGGAGCCTTATGAGATTGCCACGCCCTGGGACGCCAAAGACGTATTTGATCTGCACTATGTGCAAAGCAACGACGTGCTCACGTTTGTGCATCCGCACTACCCGCCCCAAGAGATGCGCCGTTATTCTTTGACGGACTGGCGCGTTGAGGCTCCCGATTTTGGCTTGAAGCTTGACGCGCCCAAGGGGGTGAGCGCCAGGCGCAAGACGAGCGCCGACAACGATAGCAACGCGGAAAAGTACGCGTTCGACTACAAGGTCAGCGCTCTGAATTCCGACAAGACGCAGGAGGGCCCTGCCTCCGAAAAGGTCACGGTGACCGCGAACCTCTACGCCACGGGCACCACGGTTGAGATCAGTTGGGAGGCCGTCGCGGGCGCGTCGTTCTACCGCGTGTACAAAAATAAGGGCGGGTTGTATGGCTACATCGGCGACACCGAGGACCTGTCCATCATCGACGACGGCATCGCGCCCGAGACGGACGTCACGCCCAGACGGCTTGACGAAGTCTTCAAAGCCGCAAACGCCATCACTTCTGTGACCGTCACCAACGGCGGATCTGGCTACATTCAGAATCTGCACGGCGCAAAGCTGCCCGAGGCCTTTGCCTTGGACAAGCCCGACGAATGCTCGAGCTACTACGACACGAGCGGCAACCCGCGCACGCTCCCCTTCAGCGGGAACATCTCCAACCCCGGCAGGCCGCAAACCTCATACAGCGGAGGCTCCTCGGGGCAGGCAATGATCGACAAGACTCTGATTGAGATCGTCGACCTTGCCGGCACGGGTTCGGGCGCTCAGGTGTCGGCAACCTTCGTGACGGGGACGGGAACCTACGAAGTGCCGGACTCAGTGGAAGGCTTCGACACGTTCACGTACACCTATGCCACCGTTACGTCCGTGACGATCACCGAGGCCGGCAACAGCTACAAGAAGCCCGCTCTGCGCATCTACACGGAGTACTTCAGATATGGCGCTCTGGGCTATAACAACTACCTGACCTACCGCTACACGTGGGAGCTCGAGCGCCTGGACACGGGCATCACCCTGAACGTCATCGACAGCACGGGGCGTGGCGCAGAGCTTGAGGCGCAGGTTGTAGACGGGGCCATCGCGAGCGTCAAGGTTCTCAAAGGCGGCGAAGGCTACACCGATCCTCAGATTCGGGTGATTTCCACAACCGGCACGGGCGCAGTCCTCGACCCCGTTGTGACGGTGGGTGGCAGCTACCCCGCCGCCGTGGGTTACTTCGAACAGCGCAAATGTTTCGCGGGCATGGCCATGGACCCGCAGGCTTTTGTGATGACACGCACGGGGACCGAGACCGACATGTCCTACTGCCTGCCTTACAAAGACGATGATCAGGTTTACGCGCGTTTGGCTTCCAATGAGTTCGACTCCATCGAGCACATCGTCAGCCTCGGGCAGATGATCCTGCTGACCTCTGGCTCGGTGGCCGTGATCAGCACGAAGAACTCGGACGCCATCACGCCCGATTCCGTGAACGCCGTGGTGCAGTCTTCCGTAGGAGCCACGACGGTGCGGCCCTTGGTGGTCAACAACGTGGTCTTGTATGTCGGTGCGGCGGGCGCTCACGTGTGGGAGCTCGGGTATCAGTACGAAAAGGGCGGATACGTGCCAGGCGACATGTCCCTGAGAGCGGCGCATCTTTTTGACTTCAAGACGATCGTCGACTCGGCGCAGTCGCGAAGCCCCACGCCCATCATGTGGTTTGTCTCCTCCGACGGCAAACTGCTGGGCATGACGTACATTCCCGAGCAGGCCATCGGCGCGTGGCATCAGCACGCGACGGACGGGTCTTTCGAGTCCTGCACCTCGGTGATCGAAGACGGCGAGGACCGCCTCTACTGTGTGGTGCGCCGTGAGATTCAAGGGCAGATCGTGCGCTATATAGAACGCATGAACTCGCGGCAGATCGTCAAGCTCGAGGATGCGGTCTTCGTCGATTGCGCGGGGCAGTACAAGGGGCCCGCCACAACCGAGATCAGCGGTCTGACGTGGCTCGAGGGCAAGACCGTTTCGATCCTTGCGGACGGCGCGGTGCGCCCGCAGCAGACGGTGGTCGACGGCAAGATCACCCTGGACGCGCCGGCAAGCGTGGTGCAGGTAGGTCTGCCGTACACGTCGGACCTTCAGACCCTGCCCGTGACGCTCTCCATCCCCGGGTACGGGACGGGCAACACGAAGAACGTGAGCCGAGCGTTCATCCGCGTGCGGCAGTCAAGCGGTATCTTTGCCGGTCCGTCGTTCGACGAAGCCGACATGACCGAGCACAAGCAACGCACCACGGAACAGCCGGGCACGCCTCCGAGTCTTGTAAGCGGTGTCATCGACCTACAGCTCTATGGTAAGTGGACGGACTCGGGCGCGATCTGCCTGCGACAGAGCAACCCCTTGCCGCTCGAGGTGTTGAGTGTGACGTTAAAGGTCGACTACTAACCGTCCATAGAAGAGCGATCAGAAGGGGTACCTTCTTGGCAAACTCAAGAGGTACCCCTATGCCTTCCAATTTCACAGGCCTGACGCAATCGGGCTACTCTCAAATGACGCCCTACGGGGCTTTCCAAAACGTCGGCGATAGCATTGAGAAGATGCCAACGGGCGGCTCCGATTTCGTGCAGGGCATGAAGTGGGGCTATGCGGGCTCGCAAGCCTCCGTCGGCGTCTTCACGGCCTGGCACGAGGCCCGCTATCAAAGAAGCATCCTATACATGCAGGCCCAGCTTCAGGACATGCAGACCAAGCAGCTCGACACCGCCGCCGATGATGCGATGCGTGCGGGCTACCAGCAGGCCGCTTCAATCTCTTTCCAGGCCGGCCAGGCCAAGGGCTCCCAACGCGCCAGCATGGGCGGCTCGGGTCTTCAGGTAGGCGTGGGCTCGAGCGCCCGAGTTCTGACGAGCATCGATATCGCCAAAGAGATGAATGTGAACCAGGCCTTGGCCAACGCCGTCACGGCCTCTTTTGGTTACCGCCGGGCGGCAACGAATTCGCGTGCCGAAGCCATGGCCATCCGTCAGACGGCCTCCAACATCAAGCCGTGGGCCGCGGCCCTCTCGCAACTGGTGAGCGCATCGATGAATGCGATGAGCATGAGCGGCTTTGGTGGCGGCTCGAGCGCAAGCTCTTCGATGGGCGGCAGTATCGACTTGAGCAATCTGAGCTCTGCGGCAAGCGACAACGGGCAGGCGTTCAGCATTGCCGGAAACTTCTCGTGGTGACGTAAATGGCAAACATGCAGGTACCTAATCCTTACTCCCAGGGAGTGCAGGTAACCCGTCCGATGGAGATGGGCCTTGTTTCCGCACCCCTACAGAACAACCCCGCGAATGAGCGGGCGGCAGACTACGCCGCCCATCAGAAAGAGTTCGCGCAGGCCATGCAAAAGTACCAGGACGAGGTCGATCGTACGCGCGTGATGGACCTCACGAACCAACTCGACGACGTGGTGCAGGATCTTACCTATGGCGAGAAGGGCTACCAAAAGCTCGAAGGCGTCAATGCGCTTGAGCGCCCCGACGGCAAGAGTCTTGCCGAGGAAATGGACGATGGCTATCAGACCCGCGCCGCCGCCATCATCGCCAAGGCCGGTAATCAGAAACAGCGCATGATGATCACTGAGATTTCATCCCGCATGCGCCAGGGTCTGCGCGGCAATGTTGACGGATGGATGGTCCGCCAACAGCAGGCCTACACGGCCGCAGTTGAGGCAGACAAGCTCGAGCGTGCGGGGCGCAAGGCTCTCTCGACAGACCCCGCCGAGTCCGAATCGGGCTTTTATCTTCTGCGCGAAACCGTCAGCCAACAGGCAAAACGCAAGGGGGTGCCCGCGGACTATGCGAGCGTACTCGGTCCTCTGCACCTCGAGCGTGCCGCCGACATCGTCGACGCTCAGGGATCGGACGCGGGCAAGTCCTACCTCAAGCGCTACCGTCAGGAGATGACGCCGGCGCAGATCAGCAAGCTTAACGACATCATCGACAGCCGCCGTGAGGCCGAAACGATCACGAACCTGACGGGAAACATCCTCTCCAAGGGCTACAGCAAGCAAGACGCTCTGGCGCAGGTTGACTCGCGCTCCGCTCCCGAGATTCGCAGCAAGGTGCGCAAGCTTGTCGAGGATGCCTACGATACGGTCGAGGTTGCCCGCAAAGAGCGCGTCGACGAGCTGACGAACGAAATCTACAAGGCCTACGCCAACCGCCAGGCAATTCCAACCCTCGTCAAGCAAGAGCTCAAGGAGCTCGACCCGAAAAAGTACACCTCGCTCTTCGACGGTGACGGCGTCTTTTTGGAGTACGGCAAAGCGCCGGCGAACTCGGATTCGCAGACTCTTGCTTACCTCGAGGGGCTGGAGTGGGTCGACCCCGACGAATTCTCCCTGACCTCGCTCGAGCAGTACGCGCACAAACTGAGCAAGGCCGACTACACGCGCTTGCAGACCGTGCAGGAAAAGTACGGCAACAGCAACTACAAGCAGTTCCAAAAGGAGCTCAAGCTGCGCATGCAGATGGACAAAATCGACCCGTCGACGCCCAAGGGCAAGAAAATCCTCAAGGCCGGCGAGATCGCCTACGATCAGGCGGCCGTCAACTACAAGGGCGGTATCCCCAAGGAACAGCGACAGGACATTGTCGCCACGATCTTTACCGAGACGCCCGGGTTCTTCAGCGACACGCCCATGTACTCGCGCATCCTTGAAAAGCCCGATCAGAGTGTCTCGCAGACGCTCATGGAATACAGGGCCGTCAACGAGCAGGGCGCAAAGGACTACTACGCCAAGCGCGTCGAAGACTTCAAGGACATTACGGGCCTGGACAGCATGCCGACGTGGGAGAACCTCAACGACACGCAAAAGCGGGCCTTCATCTCCCTAGCCACAGGCTTTGGCTGGCCGTCGGATCTTTTCGAAGAGGCACGCAAGAAGGTGTCCGACTACATGCAAGAGGACGCCCGCAAGGGCATCTACCACAAGGTCGACAACCAGACCGTTGAGGCCATGCTTGTCTACAGCCTCTTCAAATCCAAGAAGGCCCCGCCCTCGGCCGTGGTCAAAGGAAAACAGAGCACCGAACAGGACTAAGTGATGCAAGAGACGAATGAAGCTGTGGCGACAGACGGCGTCGATCAGATGCTGGTCCCCGAACAAAAAGCCCCTGAGCGCGAGTTTGACCCGTTCAAGTATCAGGAGCAAAAGCTGATCAGCCCTGCGGCAGACGCCATGGGCGGAAATGAAGCCAAGGCCGTACGCTCCCGACAGATCGCCAAGGATCTTGGCGTGTCCCGCACGGCCGTAGACCTGAACTACGACAACATGCAGACGCTGGCCGAGAAAGCGGACCGACGGCGCGCTCTGTCGCGTGCGCCGTCCGTGGCTCGGTGGGCGGTCAAAAACCCGTACGACGCCGCCGTTCTAAAAACCGACATCGGTTTCTTTGAGGGCATTGAAAACGAGATCGGCCAGATCGGCTCGTCGATCTCCCGCGGCTTTAAGGTTGGCGATATGGTGGCCGAGCAGGGCGCGGATTGGGCGCGTCTTGGCAACGCAAAGCCGAGTGAAGATTTTCTCAAGTCCGACAAAGCGCGCGATCAGCGCATGCAGGATCTGACGGCCGGCGATGACGGCTTTTTCTTTTCGGCCTCGCAGGTCGTCGGCACGATGTACCGAGGGATGATTGAAGGCCTTGAGGGCGGCGCGGCAACGGCGGCCTTGGGCGGCGCGGCAATGGCTGCGGGCGCCATCCCCGTGGCGGGGCAGGCGCTTCTTGGCGCGACCGCCATCGGGTCTGCCGCTTACGGCACGTACCTGATCGAGGGCGGGCTCAACCTGAAGGAGCAGTACGACGAGGGGGTTGACTACGACAAGGCACGCACCATCGCCACGGGCGTTGGCTTTGCCAACGCCCTGACGGAAATGGTTGGCCTGCACCTGCTTGGCAAGGCGGCGGCACCAGCCCTGCGGCCTTTGGTCAAACGATTTTCTCCCAAGACTGTCGCGTCCCTCGAGAACATCACTACCCTCGGCGCTCTGCGCGACGCGGCCAAGATGCTGGCCGTCGGCACCGGGCAGGAAGTGGTGACGGAAGTCATTCAGGAAGTTAACGCGATTGCAGGCGAAGAGCTTGGCAAAGCGTGGTCCGGAATCGACAGCGACCTGACGGCGGAGGCTTTCGTCGACCGATTGCGCGATGTGGCCGTGCAGACGGCCAAGGCCATGGTGGTACTCGGCGGCATCTCGGCGGGCCCGGCAATCGTGGCAAACATGAACCGCGTCCGTGTGGCCAAGCAAAACGCCGAAGCGTTGGGACGCATCCTCGACAACTACAACGCCTCCCAGGCGGCCAAGACCTCGCCCGAGGTGGCCGAGGAAGTGCTCGACTCGCAGGCCAAGGAAGCAGGCGCAGACACGGTGTGGATCGACGCGCAGAGCCTGCGCCAGACGATGATCGAGCAGAGTGTCTCGGTTGAAGAGCTGCAGACCGCGTTCCCCGAGATGGCCCGTCAGGTCAACGAGCAGGCCGCCGTGGGCGGTGACGTGAGCGTGCCTCTGGCCAAGTTCGCCTCCAAGCTCGGGAGCACGAACCTCGGCCTGGCCCTGCGACAGCACGTGCGATTCAATCAGGACGGGCTCTCAGAGTACGAGGCCGCGCAGGTTGAAACGGCATACAAGCAACTGAGAACCGACGCCATCAAGGCTGCGCTTGACCCGAACGCCCAAGAGGCGACGTTGCCGACAGAACAGCAGGCACGCCGCAAGGCGGACCGCAACGCCATCAATGCCTTTAAGGCACAGATGAGCAACGGCCTTCAGGCCGCCGGCATGCGGCATAACGAGGCACGCACGCAGGCGTCCCTGGCCGCCAACATGGTGGCCAAGCTCGTGAACGACACGGGCATTCCCGCCGCACGCTTTATCGAATCGTACGCGCCGAGTATCGCCATCAAGTCAAGTGGTGGCACATCTGTTGCTGACGGCGGCGTGGGTAAGTTTTACCAGGGTGAAAATCGCTCAATTCAAGAGCAGAGTGAGTTTCAGGCAACGCTCAAGCGGTGGCTTTCTAAAGATGCCGTCACGGCAGCCAAGGGTAAGTCTCTCAACGAGATTATCTTGCAGTTTGGGAACCAACTGGAACCGATTGCCTTTGTCCCTGAACGCTTTTTGAAGAGCATTTTCTCTTCAGACATTACGGATAACCGCGTTTATTCAGGGAAGGGATATTTCCTGGATCATGTTGTTAATCATCATCCACAAGACATCGCTCTGTCTGACTACATGCGTTTGCAAGAGATGCTCTCAGAACCTGATGAGGTCATCATTGATAGGAGGGGCGGGAAAGAGGCTGCGATCTTTATCAGGAAGTATGACGCATCCTACATGGCGGTCGTTAAGGTAGAAAAGACTCCGGATGGTCGTCTTCAGCTCTACAAGTCCTTGAACAAAACCACAAAAGAAAAGCCCTATCCAAAGTTGGCTAGGGCTGAGTTGCCTGTGCACGCCCACCCCGAAACAATCGGGGATTCCTCACAATCCGTTCACGCTGAAAAGGATCAGCGCACGCCGGGAGGCGACAACTTTTCCGGTCCTGACAACTCTCAGGAGAATATTGTTCCTCGAACTGAAGGAGATGTCAAGAACGGAGCTGATGAGGTGACCGGTGAAGCTTTCCCCGGCGCTATTGCAGGCCGAAAGAAGGGGGAAGAGGCGACTGCTAACTTTGGAGAAACTCAAGAGCAAGAAATCTCTACGCTCAAACAAAGCGCAAGGGCAGGTGTTGTTCGGGGTTCTTTCTCGCCGGCGGACAACCGCATCACGCTCACGCCCAACGCCGATCTCTCGACCTTCTCGCACGAGATGGGGCACTGGTACATGGCCACGCTCATCGATCTGGTGCGTACCGAACAGGCCAACGATTCGATCCGCGAGGACGTGGCGGCGCTCTTCAAGCAGTTCGGCGTCGCCGACGTCGCATCTTGGGACGCCCTTGGGTTCGAAGGTCAGCGCAAGTATCACGAGCAGTTTGCCTCGTGGGTTGAGCAGTACTTGGCCGAAGCGAAAGCACCCAAGGGCTTGAAGCGCTTCTTTATCAACCTCGGTAAGTTCATCCGCGACGTCTACCGCAATTTCACGGGCGGCGTCGTCGAGGCCACGCAGGAGCGCTACCGCGCCGAGGTCGGCGAAGAACTGCCGGCGCTCTCGGCCGAAGTGCGTCAGGTGCTCGACCGGATGGTTATGAGTGAAAATGCCGTCAACGAGTACCAGGCCGCCGAGTCTTTGCATCCTCTCTTTGACACCAAGCCCGCGGACATGTCTGAGGCCGACTGGCTCGAGATGCAACGCGCCCGCGAAGAGGCCGACGAAGAGGGCATGGCAGAGATCGTCCAGAGGCGTGCCAAAGACGACAAGTGGTACGACACTCAGCGAGGCAAGCTCCTTCGCGAGAAGAACAAGGAAGCCAAGGAGTACCGAGCCAAGGTGCGAGAGGGTGTAGAGCGCAGTCTCAACGGGCGCAAAGAGTTCATCGCGCTCGATATTCTGGCAAGTCGCGGCAAAGACTTTGCTTTGGACAACTTCAAGTTCTCTGCCCGGAGCGTGCGTGAGCTGGGCTTTACGGAGCAGACCGTGGCAAAGCTGCGCACAATGGGCGTGATTGAAGACAGTGGAATGACTGTTGAGCAGGCCCGCGCAGCCCTTGAGCCCATGGCGCGGTTTTCCAGTGCGAAGGGGCTGATCAGGGGCCTTTTGTCGACCGAAAATCGGGAACAGAGGATTGAAGAGGAAACGACGCGACTGTGCCTGGCGCGGCGCTCGGACCTGTTCGACCCGCGTGAGATCGACCGCACGATCACGGCCGCCCTGCACAACGAGGCTCGGGCCCGCATGGTGGCCGCTGAGCTCAAGTACCTGACCAAAGACTTGACCAGCAACTCCAGAGTCTTGGCCGAGGCCGCACGCCGTGCCGCCCGCGACATCCTGGACCGCACGCCCGCCAAGGGTTTTACGCCCCGCGCGATGATGGCGCTCGAGTCGCGTGCTTCCCGAAAGGCTTACCATGCCATCCGAAACGGCGACAAGGCCGCCGCCGGCGCGTACAAGCGTCAGCAACTTGTGTACCACGAGGCCGCCCGCCTGGCCGTCGAGACCGAGAAGAGCGCCAAGAAATTCAAGGAACTCAAGGCCTCGGTCTTTAAGAGCGACAAGGCTCTTTCTAAGACCTACGACGTCAATGTGATCGCCGTGGCCCGTGCGATTCTTGCAAACCGCGGATACGGCAAGGTGCGTGCCGGCGAGATGGTGCCCGCGGAAACGTACCTGGATAAGGTCAAGAAGTACGACCCCGATCTTCTTGTGGGCCTTCAGGCTTACCTTGCCCGCCACCCCTACACGGGAGCCGACGTGCAGGCAGGTAGCGAGACCGCAGGACAGATGCTCTCCATGCTCGAAGACTTGCAGGCTCTGGTGAAGCTTGCCCGCGATCGGCGCACGGTTGAGCTTGACGGCAAGACGATGGACATCGATGACGCCGTCTCGGCTCTTGTCGCGAAGGCATGGGGCAAGGAATACAAGCCCTCGACCGGGCACGCTGTCACCAAAAAGGAAAAGCGCGTCAAGCGCTGGCTCACGGCCAAGGCCTACCTGCGTCGCGTGGAGGATTGGTGTCGGACGATGGACGGCGGCGAGGCCGGTCCCTTTACCCGCTACATTTTCCGTCCCGTTGTAAATGCCGCGACACGCTATCGCAACCGTAACGTTGAGATTCAAAAGCGCCTCGTGGATATTCTTGAGCTCCGACGCCAGGCATGGGACAGCCTCACCGACATTGAGGCCCCCGAGATCGGCTACACGTTCTCGCGCAAGCAGGAACTCATTGCAGCCATTCTGCACACGGGCAATGCCTCCAATAAGGAGAAGCTCCTGCTTGGCGGGCGTGGACCCGACGCCCCGTGGGCCGACATGATCGAATTGCCCGACGGCGCGCAGCGCATGGACACGTCCCGTTGGGACACGTTCATGGCGCGGTGCTTTGACGAGGGAATCATCACCAAGCAAGACATGGACGCCGTGCAGGCGATCTGGGACTTGCTCGAGCAGATCAAGCCCGACTCGCAGAGAGCCTTCCGCGAGTACTACGGCTTTTACTTCGAAGAGATCCCCGCCTCACCCGTGATGACTCCTTGGGGGCAGTACCGCGGCGGCTACGTGCCTGCGGCGGCTGACATCGATCGTGTAGCGCAAAGCGATAAGCAAGCCGAGCAGGACCTCTTTGACAACTCGAGCGAATTCCTCGACCAGATGCCGGTCACGCGCCCCGGCTTTACGCAGTCCCGCACCAAAGTGCACAGACCCCTGTCGCTTGACCTGAGCTTCTTGTCTTCACACGTGCAGAAGGCCACAAAGTTCGCGATGATGGCACCGACCATCAAGCAGGTGCAGCGCATCCTGCACACGAAGGAGCTCAAGAACAGGCTCAACGAGATCGACCCGCAGCTGCTCGGTGAAATGCTCGAGCCGTGGCTGCGACGCTCGGCCACGCAGTCTGTGAGCACGCCCGCGAACTGGTTTGACAAAAAGCTCAATGCGCTGCGCGGCTTGGCGGGCATGGCTATTATGTCCGGCAACATCATCAATGCGCTGCAGCAGTTTACGGGCTTGTCTGTGGCAATCAGTCAAGTGGGCGCCAAGCCCATGGTTAGGGCGCTTGCCGCTTACACGGCGCACCCCAAGGGCTACATTTCCACCGTCAAGGCCATGTCGCCTTACATGAAGGCGCGCCTTGAGAACTTTGAGTTTGAGTTCCAGGAGCGCATCCAAAAGATCGCCCAGGTCGAAAAGCCCACGACGCTCGAAGCAATGCGCGGCTGGACGATGCGGCACGCTTACTTCCTTCAGATGTGGATCCAGATGGTGGTGGATACGCCCACGTGGATGGCCGGCTATGAAAAAGCTCTGGCCGCTGGCAAGACCGACGCCGAAGCAGTACAGGAAGCCGATGCAGTTGTGCGCAGAACGCAATCGGCCTTTGAGGCCGAATCGGTGGCGCGCGTCGAGACGGGCTCGCCGCTGGCTCGCACGCTCTTGGTCTTCTACAACTACTTCAATATGCAGGCCAACTTGCTCGGGACGTCCTGGGCCCTGAACCGCGAGGCCGGCCACTACGGCAAGTTCATGATCGATTTCGCACTTATCCTGGCTATCCCGTCGATCCTCTCGCAGGTACTGATCGAGTCCTTCATGGGCTTTGACACCGGCGACGACGATGACTGGGACGCGTACGACGCAGCCCGCCTGCTCATCAGTCCGGTGGTCAAAAACGTGGTGGCGCTCGTGCCTTTTGCCGGCCAAATCGTCAACGCGGCCGCTACGGAACTCTCCAAGGCCATGGGCGACAAGGAAAACTTGTTCCAAGTCGTCTTCGCGCCGAACTCCTACAATAGCCGCCTTGTGAGCATCCCAGCCGAGTCGCTGATACAGAACTCTCTCAAGGCCGTGGGGCAACTGTCGAAGGCCGCCACTGGCGAAGAGGTTAATGCGCGCAGCACGATGAGAAACACGCTCGACGCGCTGACCCTTGTGACAGGCATTCCTTTTGCCGCAGCCAAGCGTCCCCTCAGCTATGCCGCCGGCGTTGCCGCAGGGCAGATCGAACCCGACTCGGCTGCCAACGCCGTGCGCGGGGCGATTGCGGGCAAAGAGGTCAAGTCCGAGTAGTGTCCATAGAGATGCGGGGGATCGGTCGAAAATCGAGGCACAGTATTGGAGTTGCCCATGGCTATTTCGACCGAGACCCGCCGCTCAGATCGGTACGCATGCGACGGTACGCAGACCGCTTTCCCCTTTGCTTTTAAAGTCTTCGACGCCACCGAAGTGGGCGTCACGGTAGCGCTCGACGGCGAGACCGAATCGTCGCTGACGACGGATCAGTACACAGTCAGACTAAACGCCGATCAGGACAACAGTCCCGGCGGAACGGTCACGGTCAACACGGCCCCCGCATCGGGCACGGTGCTTGTGGTCGTGAGTCAAGTGGCGTACGAGCAGCCCATTGTGATCACAAACAATGGTGGCTTCTATCCTGCCCTATTAAACGAAGCCAACGACAGAAGCGTCATCCTTTCCCAGCAGCTCAAGGAAACTTTGGACCGTGCGCTCATCGTGCCTGTGACTCAGAACAAGACGCCCGCGCAGGTGATGAACAATCTGCTCGACGCCGCAAACACCGCTACCATCGTCGCAAAAGGCTACGCAGAAGCGGCGGCGGCAAGCGCGGCAGACGCCAAGCAAAGCCGAGACGACATCCTCGACCACAAGCAGGGGATCGTCGACGCCGTGACCGCCGAAGGCGACAAGCAAAATCAGCGGCTCGTCACCGAAGGCGACACGCAGATCGGACGCATCAAAGCGGAAACCGACAATACGCTGATCGCCAACGGCATGGGTTGCGCCGAAAGGTTTTGGACGCTCTCAGCGAATGTGCCCGCGGGCACCGACATCACCATCCCTTCGGGCGCCAAATACTTGGTGAATCGTCACCACCTTCGCGTCGCGTGGAACGGCCTTGTCCTTGCAATTGGGCAGAACTTCACGGAAGTCGGAGCGCAGGACACGTTCTCCACCACGTTCCGTTTGACGTTTGACGCGAAAGCGGGCGACGAGATTGACGTTTGGATTGGAGCCCTCGGCAAGGGCGATGTGGCTGAGGCACTGGCCTTGGCGGGCGAAGCGTCGGCGGCTGTGGCCGAGCTTTCTCGCAAGGTTGTTTACAAGGAAGAGGTTTAAGAAATGGCTGAAAGTCTCGTAAAGACTCAACTCTACTCACACGAAGGCAACGCCAACACGCCGCTTGCGCCCAAAACGCTGGCCGACGCGGTGGCGATGAACGACGTTAACGGCGGCGCGTCCACGGTCGAAGCTGAAATTGTCGCGCTCCGACAGGCGGTTGAGGCCGCCGTCGGCAAGGGTCAGCATTTCCGTGGCGTGGTCAACTCCACGAGCGGCCTGCCGACTGTGAACTACAAGGCGGGGTGGCTTTACTCCGTGCAGGAAGCGGGCACCTACGCGGGCAATGTCTGCGAGGTCGGGGACCTCATCATCTGCATCAAAGACTATGCCTCGGGAAGCGCCGCAAACTCCGACTGGGCGGTGCTTCAGGCGAACCTTGACGGCGCTGTGACCGGTCCTGCTTCAAGCGTCGCGGCGCACGTCGTAATTTTCGACGGCACGTCGGGCAAGCGGATTAAGGATTCTGGCTTCACGATCGCCGCAAGTGTGCCCGCCAATGCGAAGTTCACCGACACGACCTACAACGCCGCGACGGACGCCGCCGATGGTTTGCTGACTGCGGCGCTTCATAAGAAGCTGGTAGACATCGAGACGGGCGCGGATAAGACGGACGCGGACAACGTGAAGGCCGCAGGCGCTTTCATGACGGCCACAAATACCGCCGACGACATTGCCGACGGCACGAAGAAAGTCGTCATGACTGCGGCGGAGCGCACGAAACTCACGGGTATTGCGACTGGCGCGGAAGTCAACCAGAACGCCTTTGCGAAAGTAAAGGTCGGCACGACGACTCTCACGGCGTCCGCAAAGCAGGACACGCTTGAGATCGAAGCGGGCGAAGGCGTGACCATTACGGCGTCGGGCAAGAAGGTAACGATCAAAGAGACGTATGTTGACTCTTGCGTTGTCACGTCGCTCGACAACGTGCCCGCGAACCTGCGCAATGGTGGGCTTGTGATTCTCAAGAGTTGACGCTATGGACTCACTCTATGTGAAGACCGCCAGCGGCCTTCAGAAGGTTGAGATCGCAGGAAGCGGCGGGGGTGGTTGCAAGGTTGTCGTCACCCGTGTGCGGCAGGTGCTTCCCTCCGCGCTGAAAGCGGGAACAGCATTCGAAGTGCCTGAGCACGTTGTGGGGAGTTCAAACTTAATCGTCTGTTACAACGGGGTTCTGTGTGTTGCTGGTGCGGATGAGCAATACGTTGATGTTTCGAGTACAACGATCAAGTTCAATGACGACTTGCCAGCTTTTTCTGAAATCGATGCAGTCTATTATGAAGGTGGTTTAAATGAGCTATCCAAAGCTTTTTCGTGATCTTTTCCAAAATGACGGGGCGGGAGATAAGCTCAGAGAAGATATTCTGCCCGATATTGGTAAGGTTAAGACTGTTAATGGCGTTGCCCCGGATTCGAGTGGGAATGTCGTTGTTACCGTCCCTACTAAAACAAGTCAGCTCACTAACGATTCGGCGTTTTTGCATAGAGAGTCATTCGAAAACGCAACCATTCACATTGGGGCAGGCACGGCATGGAATGCTGGTGGGGCATCCTTTCTTTTGTGTAACCAATCGAACCCAGACATCCCTGGCGGCTTTTCTATTAAAGCCGTTAACCAGGACAATAGCTATGCAGAGCTATGCGGTACCAGCGGTGGGGTTCTGATTTGGGCAGGAAACCACGTCGTCCGAAGCGTCAATGATCAGACCGCTGATGCAGCTGGCAATGTCAACATTGTGCGGTACTCGACTTCTGATTTAACCGCTGGTACCTCCCCCCTGGCAACGGGTACCCTTTATTGCGTCTATGAATAACTAAAGGAAAAGCAAATGATTTACGTTGAAAAGTATGACAACACCCACGTCTATATGTACCCCTCGGGTGCTGTGGCCACGCCTGAAGTCGTTCGGAACGACTTCCCTGCGACGCAGTACTTCACCCATGTGGTGCAGACGGATGCGAATCGAGAGATGCTTTATGCCATTCAGAACCTCTCTGCGATCCGTGGTACTTACAACATTGATGCCTCTTTGAGCGAAGAAGAGGCCATTGCCAAGTACGGCGAAATCTTAAACACCCCTCAGGAAGTCGAGGAAGACACCTCTGTGACGCCTGAAGAACGCATTGCGGCGGCCTTGGAATTTCAGAACGTCCTCGCAATGAATGACACCAACACTACGGAGGAAAAGTAATATGTCTTTTGAAATTATCAAGCAGAACTACGAACGGGGTCTGTGGACTAAGGCGATGCTCCGTGTCTGCGTCAAAAAGGGTCTGATTACTGAAAAGCAGTATGAAGACATTGTGGACAAGAAAGAAACCAACTCAGCTCAGTAGGCATCCAATGACTGTAACTACGTACATAGGTGTTGGAGGCAAAGCCAGAAAAATCAAGACAGCCTATATTGGTGTTGACGGGAAGGCCAGAAAAGTCAAAAAGATCTATGTAGGCGTAGGCGGAAAAGCTAAACTGTGCTATATGGTTATTCAGAACGCCATTAGGAAAATTGGCAATCCAACAGGGTTATCTAAGGAAATGAGTACGGTTGCTACTTCAGTTGGTAACTATGCTTTGTTCGGTGATAGTAGCACCGTAGACGCCTATAACAGCAACTTAGTAAGAAGTACTCCCACGGCGCTAGGTCAAGCTAGGGAGTATCCAGCCGCCACTTCAGTGGGAAGTTATGCTTTGTTCTGTGGTAATGGTACTAAATACTATCCCAATGTAGACGCCTATAACAGCAACTTAGTAAGAAGTACCCCCACGGCGCTATCTCAAGGTAGGCTAGATTTATCCGCTACTTCGGTGGGTAATTATGCTTTGTT